GATTCTTGACTATAAGGAATTCCAATGCTTTAACAAGATCATCACTAAGGAAAGTCGTTGGTCGTATCGTGCAAAGAATGGTTCTCATTTCGGATTAGGTCAGATGAAGTCTAAGCATTACCGTGACCTTGACCCTTTCAGACAGATAGACGCTTCATTGCGATACATAACAAACCGTTATCAGACACCGTGCAAGGCGTGGGCATTCCACCAGTCGAATGGGTACTACTAATGAGCGCACTCAAAGACAACGGTTCAACAACCAAATGGAAACGCATTGCAAAACGTATCCGTGAACGTGACGGGTATACATGCCAGGCATGCGGTATGGAAGGCAATTCAGTCGATCACATAGTGCCACGAAGTGCTGGTGGTACTGATGATGACTGGAATTTGCAATGCTTATGCACAAAATGCAATTCAGCGAAGGGGGGTAGGTTTTTTAGCACGCCTAGACCACCCCTGACCCTTCCTGGTTTAATTTCCCCACCAAACGATTCGAGAAGCCATGAAAACGACTGAGAAGCCCTCAGAAGGTCACCAAACGGGCACAGAAGCCCTCAATAGCCCTCAATCGGTTTTGGGTAGGGACGCAGACCTACAAATCCCGCTAATCGGCGTACAAACGCCCCGAATTCACACGCCACTGAACGATTTACCTTCACGCGGGGGTGAATTGGTTGATTTAGCCAGCAGTCTGGGCATTGATCTCATGGAATGGCAGAAATTCGCACTTATCCACACGCACAAAGTCAAACCCGACGGACGCTGGGCTTCACCCGTCAACACGATCGTGGTTGCCCGTCAGAATGGCAAATCCTTTTTGCAGCTGATCAGAATACTGGGCGGTCTTTTCCTATGGGACGAAAATCTGCAAATCGGTTCAGCGCACCGCCTGTCCACATCACTTGAACAGTTCAGGGCTATGGTTCAGATCATTGAAGGCAATGACAACCTGGCAAAACAGGTCAAGAAGATTCGCTGGCAACACGGTGGCGAGGAAATCGAAACCATGACAGGCAACAGGTTCATTGTGCGTGCAGGCGGTTCGGCTGCCCGTGGTGTTTCCCGACCTTCAACGATTCACCTGGACGAATTGCGCGAGATGAACGACATTGAAAGTTTTGCGTCGCTTCGCTATACCCTCATGGCTGCACAAAATCCAATGGTCATGGCGTACACAAACGCGGGTGATTCTTCCAGCGTTGTATTGAACCAGTTTCGTGAACGGGCATTGGCAAGCATTGCAGGCGTCGAGGACGACATTGGCTATTTTGAATGGTCAGCACCGACCGACGAAATCAGCGTGGAAAACGCACGGCACGCCAATCCGTCAATGGGCACACTTATCCATGCGGACAACGTGCGAAGCGTTTTGAACGACCCCGCTGACGTGGTCATGACCGAAGTATTGTGCCGCTGGGTTGTAGCGATCAATAGCGCCGTCGATTCTGCTTCATGGGGTAACTGCCTGGACAAAGCAGCTGACCTGGACATTGACAAACTCACCTGGTTGGCGATCGACCTTTCACCCGATAGACGGCATGCCAGTTTGGTCGGCGCTCAGAAAATCGGTGGAGAACAATTTGTCGTGAAGTTACTGCACACCTGGCAAAACGATCTTCAGTTGGACGATAAGGCAATTGCCAACGACTTGGCAGATTACGCCCGAAAGTATCCAACCGAATACGTCCTATACAGTCGAAAGACCAGTGCAGCCGTAGCCGCGCGCCTTGCACCCGCTGGCATTCCAATTTTCGACATGGACGGGGTGTATCCGCAGGCGTGCGACGAAATGCTCAGCGCAATCAATTCAGGGCGTTTAAAACACCGTGGTCAAAGTCAATTAAGCGAAGAAGTATTGGCTGCCGTTCAATTGCGTCGTGGCGACGGGGGTTGGGTAATTGGACGACGGGCGTCACAATCCGTCGTTTGCGGCGCGGTGGCAGTTGCGCTTGCAACACATTTTGCGACACGCCCAGAGAATGATCTTGACATCATGGTGGGTTGATCGTATAAGCCTGACACAATTCGTGCATGGGTTATTTTGATTTATTCACGCCAAAGGTTAAGGCTGCCGTTCCAGTCGAAGCCACCAACGTGGACGCAGCTGCTATTGCGCCGTATTACAGTGAAGTAGGAAATCTATTCCTATTTGGCGGCGTGATAACGGCTTCGCGTGCCGAAGCAATGAGCGTGCCTACATGCGCCCGCGCGTTGGGAATCATTCAAACAATTGCGTCACTGCCAATGCACACACGCAACGAAGCAACAGGCGAAAAGGTTTCACAACCGCGCGTTATCAATCAACCTGACCCACGAATCCCAGGCGCAACGTTTTGGTCATGGATTATTTCTGATCTCTTCTTTTTTCCCAGCGCGTATGCATTCGTTATGGATAGGTATGCTGATACGGGAAAAATTCGTGCAATGGAAAGAGTTGCACCTGAGCGTGTAACCATTCAAACCAATGGCATGGGTTATGAAATTGTTTCGTATCAGATCGACGGTTCTTACGTTGACCCAGCCAACCTAGTTGTTTTCCAGGGCACGCAAGAAGGTTTGCTATCTCGCGCAGGTCGTACGATTAAGGCGGCGGCTGCACTTGAGCGCGCTGCAATGAATTTTGCCGTTGAACCAATCCCACAAATGGTTTTGAAATCAAACGGCACATCATTGCCCGCAGATCGCGTTTCAAAGTTGCTGAGCGCTTGGCGCACGGCGCGTGCAAACAAATCAACGGCATTTTTGAATGCTGACGTAACACTTGAAACATTGGGTTATGACCCAAAGAATTTGCAGCTGAACGAAGCCCGCAATTATGTTGCACTTGAATTATCACGCGCATGCGGTTTGCCCGCCTACTTCACAGATTCGCAACAGTCGTCATTTACTTATTCAAACGCGCTAGATAAGCGTCGCGACCTGGTTGATTTTGCATTCCGCAATTTCATGTCAATCATTGAACAACGCTTGTCATTTGCTGATTTTACACCAGCAGGCAATCGCGTTTCATTTGACCTAGATGATTTCTTGCGTGGCAACCCTTATGAGCGCGCGCAGGTTTATGAAATCTTGAATCGTATCGGCGCAATGTCGATCGACGAAATACGCGAGGAAGAAGACATGTTGCTATGAAAAAAGTAATCACACCAATGCAAATCACGGCGGCAGATTCAAACAGTCGCACCATTTCCGGTCGCATTGTGACGTTTGAAGAAACTGGGAATGCGTCAATTGGCAAGGTTCAATTCGCTGCTGGTTCAATCGAACCGACTGCGGTTTTGCTCAATCTTGAACACGACCGTACACGTCGAATTGGCAAAACACTTTCAATTGAATCAAGCGAAAAGGGAATTGACGCGACTTTCAAAATCGCTGAGACAACCGCAGGCAATGACGCATTGATCGAAGCGCAAGAAGGTTTGCGCGACGGCTTCAGTGTTGAAGTTTCATTTGACGAATACGAAACACTTAAAGACGGCACGGTTCGCATTCTTATGGGCGAATTGACAGGCGTTGCGCTAACTAGCGAACCTGCAATTCGATCAGCCCGCGTTGAATCAGTCGCTGCAACAGAAGAAGAAATTTCAGATTCGACAATCGAACCTGAAGCACCACAACCAACAGAAGGAGAAGACGAAGTGGAAGACACCGTCAAAGACGCTGCAACCGCCGAAACGGTTGAAGCCGCCCAGTCAATCACCGCAACCGCAAACGCGGTTGGTGGTTGGAAAGCAACACCACGCATTGAAATCACTGCTGCGAAGTACCTTGAAAATAAGGTTCTTGCTGCAACAGGTGACGAGACTGCACGTCAGTACGTTTTAGCAGCTGACAACACAACAGACAACGCAGGACTTGTTCCTACACGTCAGTTGTCAGAAGTTATCAACGGACTATCGACAACAATCCGCCCAAGCATTGACGCGATCTCTCGCGGTGCATTGCCTGACGCGGGAATGACCTTCGAAATTCCGAAAATTACAGTAGCCCCAACGGCTGCGGTTGTTGCTGAAGACGCAATCTTCAATGAAACAGACCAAAATTCTGCGTTCTTGAGCGTGGACGTTAAGAAGTTTGCGGGACAACAAAAATTCAGCGTTGAACTTCTTACCAGAACGTCACCTTTGTTCTACGACGAACTACTACGCAACATGGTCGCGGCAATGGCTAAGGCGCAAGATAAGTACGTCAACGATCAATTAGTCGCTGGCGCAACTGCTGACTCAACTTCAATTGCAACATACCCAACAGCAGCTGAATTGCTTGGCGTTATCGCACGCGGTTCTGCAAGCGTCTATGCTGCAACTGCTGGTCTTGCAAATCCATTTGCACGCAACATTTTGGTGAACACTAGCCAATGGTCGAATTTGATGTCACTCAACGACTCGGGGCGTCCAATTTATAACGAAGTAACAAATCCAATGAATCAGCCAGGACTTGCAACACCTGGTTCACTTCGTGGTCGCGTCGCTGGTCTTGATCTATACGTCACTGCAAACACATCTGCAACAACAGACATTGATGATTCAATCATGATCATTAACCCTGACGCATACACATGGTACGAGGGAACTTCATACCAATTGCGCGCAGAATCAACCGCAGACGGTTCAATCACAGTCGGTGTTTATTCATTCGGTGCAGTGGCAACCAAAATTGGTGCTGGCGCATTCGGCGTAAATAAGACCTGATAACTAACCCCAACTAATCATGCGGCGGGTTCTCCCGATCTCGCCGCAGCCGATCGAAAGGAAACGGACATGCCAGTCATTGTCACTGCAAGCCAATTGCGCACGG